TTATACCATTATAATAATTTGAATAAGGTATGTTATCGCTTATTGCATAATCAGTTATTGATGTTGTATAAAAAACACTATTTCCTCCTGAATATCCCCAATTCTCACTACCATTTAAAACAACTTTACCTATCTTCTTTTCTAAATACCATTTATTACCATTTTTATATATTCTATCTTGATAGTTTCCTATTTTACATAGTTCTATTGGGGTTTTATATGGACTAAAACTTGTTTCTTCAGTTCCTTTTTCAACTTGTATTTTTAACTCTACATTTTCACAACTTATATATTGCGAGTAAAGAACAATACTACCTAAATGTTGATTAGAATTAAGTGTTATTGTTTTTGTTGTTGTAGCATTAGCAGTAAACTTAACTTCCGTTTGTGCAGTAGTTCCGTCATCATTGTATATATGATAATAAAGCCCTAAAAAGCCAGTTGTCCTTCCTAGGTTTATATTTCCAGTTGCTTCTATACTTAAAGTATAAGTTCCACCATTTGAAGTTATATGATTATCACTTTTATAAGTTCCACCCCATACTCCTACTTGTCCTGTATTTATGTTTAAAGAGCCACCTTGTACATTAGCATCATTTACACTTACTAATATGTTGTCATTACTTACGTTCCAAGTGTGAGTAGTAGAACGTGTATAAGTTCCTTCTTTTGCTTCTAACAAGTTCTTACCTAAATTAATCTCATAGGTATTTCCGTTATAGGCTTCGTAGGTGGTTTTTACTCCTTTTTCTAATTGAAATTCTTTTCTTTGATAATTACCTGTATTTGTAAATGATAGTCTCATATAACTTACGTTTTGTGGTGTTGTTATTGAATAAGTATAATTGCTTGGATAACTACTTAAGTCTGTTCCACTTACATAAGTCATAGTGTTATCATAATAAACAACTCTTGTTTGCCAGTATGTACCAGTTGTTATTGGGGTAAAACTAAAACTATATGTTGTACTCGCTTGTATTGGTATATAAGAAGTTGTACTCCAACTTGTTACCGAAGAAGACCAAGCTCCATTTGTACCTAAAAAACCTACTACTATTTCATCTTCATTTAACAAGTTCTTCCCTGCTACTACAATATCTTGTCTACCACTTACTACATTAATAGGTTGTGGTGCAGTTGGTGTTGGTGTTCCACTTTGGGTTGTTTGTCCTTTTATTGAAGTTATTTCATATTGCTTTGTTGTATCGGCAGTTATTTGAAAGTTAGTTCCTTCTACATTTAGTCCTGGTTCTGCAGGTGTATAGTCTTCATCTTTAATTAAACATTTCGAATAATCGTTAGGGTGGTAAAAGCGATTTACATAATCTTTATCATTTTCCCAACTCTTAGGATACACGTTATCCAATACTACGGAAGGAGTATTAAGCATTTCTTCTTCAATAGTAAAGTTCTTATTACTTAATACTTCTTCATTATCTATTGTTATCTTTAACATACTACACCCCCATACCGTAGTTATAATCGTTTTTAGCACCATTAGCGAAAGTCTTTATGTCTCCTACCATACGTCCTAATGGGTCTTGAGACATATTGACGTTATTATTTACGATTATGTTTGGACTATAATGTAATGAACTTGATCCAACTAATTGTGGACTTATTGCAAAAGTATCTTGTATTTGCTCTTGTAATTGTCCTTTCATCTTATCTAGTGCTTCGGTATATCCTAGTACCGAGAAACGACCTATCATAGCGAACTCGGTTGAAGGAGAGTGTATTCCTAGAACACTCTTTAGTCCTTTTATAATAGATTTACCTAAAGCTTTTACTTTATTAACTACCCAGTCCTTAAGTCCTTTTATTCCGTTCCACAAACCACGCATTAAATCGCCACCAACATTTCCAATTCTTCCTATACCATTTTTAATTCCATTTACTATAGCATTTACTATTTGTGGTATTTTAGAAACTAAAGTAGGTATAGCTTTTATCATACCTGTTGCTAAAGCTATAGTAATTCTCGGAGCTTGTAATAGTAGCATTGGTACTGCTTCCATTAGGCTTGTTATCATTGTTTCGATTATTTCTGGTAGTGCTTCTACTATAGAATTGATACTTTCTTCACTTACTAAACCTTGTATTAAACCGAAAACCAAGTCCATACCTGCTTTTATAAACAAAGGCAAGCTTTTTAACAATGCAGGTATCATCTTTAAAATAGCTTGTATTATTTTAGGTATCATTGTAGGAAGCATATTTGCTATTTGTTGGATAGCCTTTGGTAATACTGTAATTAAAGCATTTACCAAGTTAACAACTCCGTCTAATAATGCGGGTAATAATTTTTGAATAATTGTAGGTATTGCAGGTATTAAAGAGTTTACTAACTCTATTAGACCGTCAACTATATCTGGAAGCATATCTAAAATTACTTTTCCAATATTTTTTCCTACAGTTATTAGAGATTTTATTACGTCCTTAATACTTCCTGCACCACTTAAGAAGTTAGTCCAAGATGCAGTTAGAGAAGATATAGAACCTTGTATAGTTTCGCTTGCTTCTCTTGAAGCATATCCTGCTATTTTTTGCATTTTTACGTAGTCAACTAAGGCACTTTGCATATCCGCATAGTTTCCCATTTGGTATTGAGTTGCTTTTCCTTGAGTTGCGTTCCACTCATTAACTTTATCTATTACTTCTTGCATACCTTCTTTGGTAGGTTTAATACCTAATTGAAGGTTATCTAACATTGTGTAGTTGCCTTTCATTATTCCATTAAAGGCATTTTGTATATTTTCTTGAGTGTTTCCTGTAGCCGCTACTATATCGGCTTCGGCAGTTATGATCTTGTCGGCTAGTTCTGCGGCGGCTTGTTCGTTTCCACCTAAAGCAGTTTTCAAACCTACGGCTAAACCATTAACTTGTTGTAAATAATCATTAGCACTTAAACCTGCGGTTCTAAAAGCCTTTTTTGATTTTTGCTCTATGAAGTCGGCACTTTCTCCAAAAAGAAGTTTAGCTCCACCCATAGTTTGTTCTAATTTAGAAAACTCTTTTACCGATTTTGTCATAACTCCTGCTATTGCAGTTCCTGCTACTACCGATGCAGTTCCTATCATAGCTAAAGCACCTTTTCCAACTTTTCCAAGGTTGTTTAAGGTATTGGACGTACTTTTTGTTTTCTTATCTAAATCGGTTGTATCTCCTTTAAAATGATAGATTACGTCTCCACCATTTGCCATTTAATCAACTCCTTTCTTAAAAAAATAAGGAGCTAGGAGTAGAACTCCCAACTCCTATAGAGTTTTTTTATCCTGCAGTAGCAGTTCCGTTTAATGTCATAGTGAAAGCGAACTCTCCTTCATCTTCGGCACTACCACCTAAACTTTCAAGTGTTAATTTAACATTAGCAGTATAAGTTGTATATTCTAATACGGCATTGTTAACACCTGTTAATAAATCGAATTGAACTTGTAAATTATTGAATTGACTTATAGTTCCTGCAGTTAGTAAAGTGTGAACCTTACCAAGTACGTTTTGAATAGCACTATTATTAATATCAATTTTTACAGTTCCTTCAAGTGTCATTGCTACACCTGTTATGATACTTCTTTGAATAGCATCACAAAATACATACCAGTCTTTTTCTTCGAACTCTTGGTTCAATGTTAACTCGCTTGTAGTACAAAACTTTGTATATGCAGGAGTTGAAGTTGTACTAGTATTTAATGCTAGATTTTTTATAACGTCTCTATTTGTTACGTAAAACTCGTTCATATATTCTCCTTTCTTAAGCCACTCTATTGACTATACATTGGAATATCATTGAGTATCCAACTCTTTTTATATCCAAGTATTCAATAGCCTGTGGGTTTGAATATTGTTTGAATATAATTTGCCACTTCTCGTTTTCATAATCGACAATAACGTGTTTACCGATTAATTCTCCTAGAGTTGTTGCTAGGTTTTTATTTTCTCTTATAGACATACCATAGATATTTACTTGAAAATAATTGAATAGGGGAGATATATCTTCAAAGAATACTACTTTTTGTCCTGGTTGCTCTTGAACTACTATGACTTTACTATCGTTATCATTAGTAGAGTATTCGGCTTTTACTATCCACCCATTACCTACAAGTTCTTGTAAGTAATTGATTAATACCAAGTTCTTTTTAGTAATATCCATTACATTAACTCCTTCCAAGCTCGATTAACTGCATTGTTGATTATTACCTGTCCTTTTTCTTTTAATGTGCGTGTATACCATTGACTATGTGTTCCAGGCTCGCTCCATTGAGTTGAAGCATCGTTCATACTCCAAACGTAAGAAGCATAATCAATGTTATCGGTTCCTATGTAATAGTCTCCATTTCCACCACGTACTCCATTACCCATAGCACTTGTTCGCATTTTGCCTGTGTCTTTTGGTGTAATAGTATAGGACATATCTAGAGTTTCACGTGCTATCTCATATAAGACTTTATCTGGTATTCTTTTCATACCACTTTCGGTCTTCATATTAGGTTTGAACTCTACAGTACAATTTATCATTTTACTGCCACCGTATAGTTTTCTATCCTATTCCATATCCAATTATCTTTTACTTTTAATATCGTGTATGTTTTATCTTGGAATACGATTTGGTCGCCTTCTTTTACGTCCGTAGCTCTTTTTATAATGTAATAACCTTCCGCTTCTGGAATTGTGTAAGTTCCAAAAGCTACTGTAATATCTTGGTTATAAGGACATATAACAATGTCTTCTTTTGAAGTGTACTCATCATCATATACTCCTGTAGAACCATTATCACTTGGTCTATTATATTTGATTAATTGAGCTTTCATACCATTGGTTAAAAACATTAAAAAGGTATCTCCAAACTTGTATTATAGTTAATAGGTACTCCACGATATAAATATCCATTATTTGATAGGATACGTAGAGCAAGAGTAGAATAGTCGGTTTTTAACTCACTCTTCATATCTCCTGCATCTACACGTCCTTTATAGTCTATTAAAGGTATGTCATAATCAAGCATAAATCTTAATTGCTCCATACTTGCACGTTTGACTGCTTCTGGAACTGTCTTTTCGTCCCAACTTTGTCTACGTGTTAGTCCTATTTGAGAAAATATCATCTCGCAAGCCATTTCTATTTGATACTCTTCAACGGCTAAATTATATTTTTGATTAAACTCTTCTATTGTAAAGAAAGTCATAAATTGACCCCCTTTCTAATTAAGCACCTGCTACTAATTTCTTAATTGCGTTAGCTTGTACTACTTTAGCTCCAAATAGAATATTGCTTTCAATTACGAAATATCCTGGGAAACCTGGATAATTTCCGTTGTAAACAACCATACTATCAAAGAAACTATCTCCAACAATTGCTAAATTACTATAGAAATATCCTTTTTGATCTGCACCGATAATAGTGTCATTAACTGGGAAGATTTCAATTCCGTAAGCTTCACTAACTGTACCCATATCTACACCTTTTACACCTACTTCAGTTTCAAAATGTAATAGAGTAGTTAAAGCACTTACTAAATTAGCATATTCAGTTGCACTTAAAGCAAGTCTATATCCTTCATAAACATTAGCATTGAATAAAGTTGCTTTTAGTCCGTTTAATGTTGAAACGTATTCATCTTTAGTAGTAGGGTTCCAAGTAGCAGTAGTAATGTCTGTATCACTTGCTAACATACCGAAACCATAAGTGTCGATTTGTTTAGCTACTGCTTGGTCTTTTTTATCCATAGCATCTTCTAATACATTTTCGAAGTTTGAACCTGCTACTAATACAGGAATACGAATTGAGTAGTCCATTGGTAAAGCAGTTAAATCAACTTTAACACTTGAATATCCTTGTAATGCAGGAGTTAAAGCGGTAGTGATTTCTTTAGTATTTCTTACATTAACTGTAGTATCATTACTCTTTAATATTTCTATCATTGGAGTTCCTGCGTTTCTTAATTCTCCAATAAAGTTAGGGTTTAACATTTTATAAAATTGAGAACGATATAATAAACTATCATATATTCTTCTAGCAGTACTTTGTAAATCTAGATTTACTTCAGTATAATTCATAATATTTCATCTCCTTATTTCATTAAATCTCTTATTCTTGTTTTTCTAGTAATTTTAATTTCTTTAGGTTCGGCTACTCCGTTATTGATAGGAGCATCATCTTTTTGCTTTGGTGCTTCTACAGTAGGAAAGTAAGTACCTTTAAACTTTTCTTTGATTTGAGAAATAGCTTTATCGTCATCGGCTTCATCGCCAAATAAAGAACTTCTCATTTTGCTAACTTCTTCGAATTGGTCTTTATTAAAACCATACTCAACCATAGTTCGCTCTAATGATACTGTTTTAACCTTATCGGCTAGATCAGTATTACGTTTCTCGTAGTCAGTTATACTATTTTGTAATTTTTCGTTTTCTTCTACTAACTTGTCATAATCGACCTTTGAAGTCTTTTTAGCTTCATCTACTGCCGATTTGATTTTGGTATCTACTTCACTTGATAACTCATAACCTTTCCTTAAATCACTAGTTAATTTGTCGATATCAATGTCTTCATTAGTTAACTCGATATCTTTGTTTTTGATATACTTTTTAATATCCATTTTTTCTTCTCCTTTTTCTAGAATTATGAGAAGGTGCAATTTTTAGGTATACCTGTCTAGTTTTTAGTCATACGGCAGGACTATTCTAATTCTTTAATCTTTTCACGAATACGTTTTATCTTCGCACTCGTTTTATCTACCAAGTCTTCACTTCCTAACTCCTTATAGATACGTCTATCCGTAAGTAGTCTTGATTTTTCTAAAGTAAGACTTTGTATTTTTTGTCTATTCTTATACTTTTCTTCCCACTCGGCACTATCGTATTTGTCTTGTTGTATTTGCTCTTCACTCCAATATAAAGTCCAATTATGCTTGCAATTAGGGTGTCCTACACCATTTTCTATTGCATCGTTTACGTATGGATATCCTGGTTTACCTTTAGAAGCTAGTATTAAACTATCTTCTAGGCTAGGTGTACCTTCGGCATATACATATCCTTGAAACTCCATACACATAGGACAAGCGAACGTGTGGGCGGGTAAATAGTACAGATTATTTCCTAATAAGCGACTATCATAAGCAGTTCTATTCCAACTAGCTCTTAATAGGTTTACGTTATATAGCATTGAGTTATAGGTTGATATAGTGTTATAGCACTTTATTTTTCCTGTAGTATGACTATAGTAAGGTATTGTCTTATCTAATTTGTCATAGCTTTCGACTAGTCTTGCTAGACTATCTTCTATGTTCTCTTTGCCTTCGTATCGCTTTTTCATATTTTTATATAGCTTTATATGTCTATTAACATATCTATTTTCTATGGTTCTAAAGTCTTTTTCTGGGTTTAGTTTATAAATCTCTTTTTCGCCTTGTTTATATTCTTCCCAAAAGTTTTGCAACTTTATTGACCTTTGAGTGATCTTTGCATTTTTAAAGTCTTCACTCATAACCATTAGTCTTAATTCTTCTATAGCCTTTGTCATATATTCGTGGTCTATATTTCCCCATAGTTCACGAATAGCTTTCTCGTAGGCTTCTATTGATTTACCTTCGTATAGATATTCAAAGAACTTTTGCTTTGTTATCATCATCATACGGTGGTATTTTATTTCACTATCCCATACCTTATCTCCTATAAAGATATCTATAGGTCTATCGTTGATAGGTGGTGTACCATATTTAGCCGTATACTCGGCGATTTTCTCTTCTAGTAAAGTATTAAACTCTTTTAATACTTCTTCTTCATCTAGCATTAAATCTCTCCAAACTCAATATTCATCTTGTTATCTTCTTGCTCGATTAGTTCGGCTATTTGGTCGGCTTCCATTGGTTCATCTATCAACTTGTTAAGGATAGGTGCAATTACTTTAGCTCTTACGTTATATGGAACTCTTGCTACTTGATTTACCCTTTGAAGAACTGCTATCTTCTTCATATCGTCAAACCTTTCATTAACTCCATAGTCCCAAACAACGTCTAAAGGTATCTTATTTATCTCGATTTCGTTAGCTTCTTGTAAACGTACTATATTGGCTATTAATCGGTTTATTTGTGGCTCTAATTGTCGTTTCATAGCTTCTATTGTCATTTCACTTGCATTAGCACTTAAATCGACATTAGCCGTATTCATATAAGCATCTTTTTCATATCCAAAGGTTGCAGGACTTAAACCTGCCATTTGAATAATTTGATAATCATAGAACTTGTAAGTCTCCACGTATTGCTCGGTTCTTACGTCTCCTTGTAGGAAGTTAAAGAATTGGTGGTCTTCATCTCCTGGCATTAATACAAAATAATCTTGCATTGTTTTAACGTTTAATGTATCTACTTGGTATTGAGTAGAACGTGGTTGCCAAGTTCCTACTACGTCTCCTGTTTGATAGTGTGTACTTGTAGCTATCTTTGTTTTTGTCTTTTCTACTTCTTCGGGTATAGTGTTAATTACTTCCATTTCTTCATTTAGCAACTTAACACTATCTTTAAAGAAGTCTTGCCCTGTATCTATGTTTACTATTACTTCATAAGGTTTGTTTTCTACGTTTTCGTATTCGGTTCCAAATAAAGCATTGAACTCTTCTATAGATATTCTTACTTCTTTGTTGTCGTTTATCTTTATGGCTACGAACTTAACTATTGAAGTTCCGTCTCCTACTATTTCAATATGTCTTTGTAATTCATACTCTTGCTTACCTTTGAAGAACTCTTGTTTTATTACACAACTATGTACTTCATCGAATTGTTGATCTAGGTCGTGTATATCACTTTTGTTTAAACACTCTAGATAAACTTTTCCGTGATACTTATGTATATAAATAAAGCTTTCCCCTTGATATATTGCTCTTTCTAGTGCTTCGTTAAGACTAGGTGTAAGCCAATTAATGTCTAGGTCTTCTGTTTGAGTTAATAATTCGCTTCCAAAGATTTGATTAGTTATATATCTTGCTATCTTCTTTGCACTTGGAGCTATAACATAATCTTTTTGGTATTTAATATTAGGTACTCCATTAGTAGTTCCTGGCATTGTAACTTTAGCTTTTACTTGAATATAAGGGGCTTGTAATAACTCGCTTGGTTTTATTCTTCCTGTCATTAAATCTCAACTCCTGTCTCATACTCGAAAGAGTAGTGTAATTCTCTTTTCTTTTCATCGCTATAAAGTAGTCGAGTAGGGTGGACTATACTCTTTACGTGATTACTCTTGAATATTTGCTTCTTGAACCAGAAACTTACTTTGTAAGCTCGCTCACTTGGTGTCTCGTTTTTGTTGATATAAACTTTACCTACGTATATTCCATTTAGATATAAGCACAATTTCCACTTTCGCAATAAAAAAAGCATACTATCATCTCCTTGATAATATGCTTCCAGTAGCGACTAATGTCCTACTCAAAAAATTGCACTTCTCTTATCACTTATAATTATAAGTCATATTTGGCGACATTTTGCGACAACTTGCATTATTATTTTGTCTCCTTATTGTCTACGAATAAGTAATGGCTTTCGTATATGTCATATATTTCTATTTTATGGCATCTAGGACAAGGTAAGGTTATTCTTAAAGGTATCTCTTGCTTTATTCCCAACTTTCTTAAATTAGACAAGTAAGTTTCTATATCTATATCTACTAGAAACCTTTTTGTCTTTTTGCACTTGATTTCTATACTACAGGAGCTATTCCTATCTTCTTCATAACTGCCAAGGCATATCTCATAGCATCTATAGAGTGATCCAAGTCTTTCTTATATACGTTAGTACCTGTTGTCTCACTCTTTATCCTGTCATATTGGTAGCTATCAAGTTCGATTAGGCTTTCGTCCTTTCCACTTTCTAAATACCTTCCGTCATCATAAAAGTTGACTATTGAAGGTCTATCAAGTATTTCTAAATAACCTTTAAAGAATAAACTTTGCATATATTCCACTCCTTCATTAACCGAACCTGCACCTTTCTTACTTAATTCGTGTGGTATGTTGTCTACTTTTAATCTATTGTCAAAGTGTGATGCTTCACTATCTATTACTATTCTGGATACAGGTATGTTTGGATACTTCTCTTTTAAGTAAATCAAGAACATACGTAATTGTTTAGAATAATACTCGGTAGTAGGGTTATCTCCTTCGGCTTTATGATAATAACACTCTAGTCTTACTATCTTCCATACCTTAAGCTCTTTATCGTAGCATAGTGCCATTGGTACAAACGTAGTAGGGTTTACACTACCATAGTCTATTCCTATTACTATTTCACGTATCATATAAGGTATATCGTGTATTATGTTTAGGTTGTCAAAAACCTTACCTTCGGCTACTACCCATTTATTGAATACCTTTTGTTCTCTTAAACTTCCAGGCGGAAACATATTTACAACCTGTCTTATTTTATCTTCCGTATCTAGTAAAGGGTTGTCATAAGGATAGAACGTATAGTGTATAGCATTAGGCTTGCTATCTAGGTATTCCATTTTATAAGGGTGTCTATCACTACCTTCTACGTTGAAAGAGTGTATTGTCTTAAGATAAGGGTGTCCTGCAAAAGATAATTGCCTTCCAGGAAACTCTAACATAGACTTTTGTAATTCCTTAACCGAGAATATTCTAGCACTTTCATCTATCCATATACATATTAAAGCTCTACCTAGTATCTTATTAAAACTCTTTACGTTATTAAACCCAAAGAAAAAGAACTTTATATTATATATTGATAAACTCTTCTCGTCATTATTCCATTTAAAGTCATAGTGTACTTTGTTCTTCCACCCTAGCTCTTTAAAATGTCTCTCGAATACTTCTACTATGTTTCCATTTAAACTGTCTATAGTCCACCCTACAATAGCTCCATAATATTGTTTGTTTGGATCATAATCAAATAAAGCCGAAGCATACTCTATTAAGGCTTCGGCTATAATAAATGTCTTACCACTTTGAGTTGAACCTAAAACATATATTTCTGGAACGTCTTTAGAAGTTATGCTATTCCTTAATTGGTTTTGCTTCTTCGATATCTTCATCTTTAGGCTCTTCTACTTCCTTAAGTTTTTTGTCTATCTTTTCTATTTTCTTTTTAGTTTCTTTTTGGCACTTATTACTTTTAAAGTCTTTAAAGATTAAATCGCCTTTTTCAAGTTGTAGTTTTTCTTTTTCACTAACAACTCTTCCGTTGCTATCTTTAATTAAGTAATTGCCGTCTAATAACTTAATAAACTCCATACCTAGTAAACACGTCCTTTCTTTATAATCTAAACTATTCTCCTTTAGCATCTTCGCTATGTTTATTCTCTTCATATAAAACCTTTTCTAGATTAGAATTATCGCTTACTTCTATCTTAAGAGTAGGTGTTGATACACTACTGTCTTCTACATTTTCATTATTGTAGTCTCCTAGTGTTCTATAATTAGAACTATTGCCATATACTGCTCCTAGCCAATTTCCTAATGTAGCTAGTTTAGAAGCATCTAATTGGCTAATGTCAAAACCACGTGTAGCAAAAAACTCGGCTAAACTACCTTTTTCAAAGTTCTTTGTTTTTATCTCGCTTAAGTCCATAGTCATTAACCACTCGGTAGCTTTCTTTAAAGTTGCTCTTTCTCTTTTAACTTTAGTAGAAGCAATTTGCCCCTTTCTAGCTATTTCTTTTCTTTCTCGTTCTGGTCTCGAAGCAAGGCTTACTAGGTTTTGCTCGTTAGCCATAATATCAACTCCTTCTTATTTAAGGCTTGCTATTACTCGGTTATTTATCTCTTCGCATAACTTAAATGCTTCTTCTTTATCTTCGAAAGTAGTATGTATTCCTGCTTGATTACTTACGTTGTAGATTTTAGCTCCTTTGCACTTTTTAGTTGTTAAAGTATACTTATCGGCTTCTATCTTTGTTATTTCATATTTAGGAACTATCTTTTCAATATCTACTATCTTGTAGTCTTTATCTTCTATCTTCTTTTGGAATATAGCTTCTTCTAGTTTACCTGCTTGTTTTGAATTACCTTTTTCTAACTCTAGATAATCAACTCGGCATAGTAAATGAGCTACACTTAACGGATACATAACTCCTTTATCATTGTTTGTATAAATAACCACGTCTTTATTCTTAATGTCTACTTTAGACATAAACTCTTGTAATGTTTCATCTATCATATTTTTTTCTCCTTTGAAAAGTTTGATAAGTCTAGCATAATTTCTTGAGTAGATAAATACTCACTTGGTATCGCATTTAACTTTCTTTGCTTGCTCCAATACTTACGTTCTTCTTTGTCTTTAATATCACTTAACCTTATTGTCCTGGACTTTATTATGTCGAATAACGGTTCACTTTTTGGAATAGAGTTGAGCTTCATTAGAAACTCACTTGCTCCAAGATTATGAAACTCTTTATAAGATATGTCTCTATATCTAGCACAATAGAAAGCATAAGCATTTTCTAGATCACTTGGATAAGCAAAACAAAAGTAAGTTTTAGATTTCTTCTTCTTGGTTTCTGGGAAAGTCGTCTTTCTTTATACCACTAAAAGCACTCATTAAATCTACACCGAACTTTTCGGTTTCGTTTTCGCCTAGTCCAATGTCGGTAATTAGTTCGGCAAGTCCCATATTAAAATATTTTTGGCATAACTCATCTATGATATCTACACTAGCTTGATTAGTATAAGCTTCTTCAACTTCAAGTAAGTTAGAATTGTCATAGTAAGTCTTGTTGCCTTCCTTACGTTCGATAACTAGGTCTTTTTTAGTTATTCCTTTTTTAGATAAATCTAGCATCATTGCAGTTCTAGCCTTGATAGGAATACTTTGCATACGTTTCATTAAATCAACGTCTTTGTGTATTTCAAACCTTTTATCTTTATAAGTAAGTTCTGTTATGTCGGTGTCGATACTTGTAAAACTATACTTCATACTTTCTCCTTTCTAGGATATTTCACGTTAAGGCATCTACTCGCTTCGATAATAAGATAGGGAGTTATCGATTAGCACGTAAAGAGTTAGTTGTCTTTTTTTATCCTTTCGTACAATGTTTTAAAGCCTTTGTAGATACCATAGAATAGATAATATAGAAAGAAAAACTCGACTAGAATTCCTTAATCATCTACTCTATGCTATCCATAAAGAATAGCACTTCGTACCTATCACAATTAACAATACGAATAAAACTTAAAATGCTTTTAGAAACACTTTGGTACTTTATAAGCACCATAGAATAGATAATTAAAACGTATATGGTCTAAACCTCAACGAAGTATAAGTCCTAAAACTTTCTACTTATTATTTCTTATCTACTCTATGCAACCTATAAAAGATTGCACGACATAATCTTTATGCCAAAACTTATCAATCGAAACAGGTACTTTATAAGTACCATACTAGTTCATAAGTTGGTTGATAGACACGACCTAAGTCATAATTAATACCTACGAACTAGTATGCTACCTATAAGGTAGCTCCAAAAAAATGAAAAGGAAGTATTCCTATGAATATAGAGATGAAACGTAATGTCAAGAACTAAAAATATAAATAAAAAGGTAAAGGGGCTAATTATTACCAAACAAAGTCTAACCGTGGCTTCTTTCACTCGTTCATCTCTAATTACATTATAAAAGAAAGTAGGCGACATTTTGCGACAACCTACTTATAATTTTTATAATAATTGTTTATTAATGGCATTATACTATCTCTATATTTTTTAGCTTCTTTTAAAGTGTTAAATATCTTGTCTATTTTTAATTGTTTGAAAGCAACTCTATATTTACCATTTCTTATATGTATATACTTTTCTTTTGTTGTTGATGATACTACATTTTTTTCTTTAATTAATTTATGTTTACTATGGTTAACGTTATGTTTTTGAGTACACCACTCTAAATTATCCACTTTATTGTTGAGTGGGTTTTCGTCTATATGATTAACTATAGGTAAACCTTTGACATTTGGAATAAAAGTTTCTGCAACTAACCTATGCACTTGATAAGATTTTCTAATATTGTCTTTGTGTAAGTTTATTACTCTATATGTATTTCTTATTCCTAACTTTAATTTTTTGCCGTGTAATAAATATTTCTTGTTTTTGTCTTCTATTACTCTATCTAGACTTTTTATATTTCCTAAATTACTAACTTGATATATACCTTCATATCCTTTTATATCTTTCCATATTTCTTTCATAAATAACTCCTTCCAAAGATTTTTATAAACTCTTCTCTAGTATTTTTCTTTTCAAACTCTTTTTGACATATTTTTTTATAATAAATTGCCATTTCTCTATCATTATGTATTTTATAATGACATTGAAAACATAAAGGTAAACAAAAACCATATATCATCGATCTTTGTCTATTTCTTCCTTCAAAAACTTCGTGTATATGTTGTTTTCTATTTCCACATATATAACACGCTTCTAAATTGCTTGTTAATACACTGTACCTTTCTCTTTCTAACTTGGATAACTTGCTACTTTTTTTCTTCATAAATACTCCTTTCTAGACCACAACTAGACCACAATTTATTGAAAAAATATGATTTTAGAGTATTTATCTATACTTAAAATATGTTGATATTGCTATGTTTTATATAGGAAACGAGTTATTCTAATGATACTCCTCATCTCCACCATTATGTAATAATACCTTTGAATTATAAAGGTTTTAAATATTTTATTCTTGTATAGACCACACTCTAGACCACATTTTAGCAAGAATTATAAGGTATCTATTAAGTTAGATACCTTTTTTAGTTCGTTTTCATATAAGTGTGTATATGTATCTAATGTTATTGATATTTTACTATGTCCTAGGTACTTTGATACCAGAACTATACTTGCTCCATTTTGAATAAGGAAACTAGCACAACTATGTCTAAAGTCGTGTATCCTTATTTGTTTTACTTCGGCTAGCTTGCAATACTTATTCTTACGTACTTGTATAGTAGTTTCTCTAAAAGGCAACTCATCTCCAAAAACAAACCACTCTTCACTAAAATACTTTTTCTTTTTTGCTTTCTCTTTGAGTATTTTAAGACTTTCTACGAGCTTTTTAGGAATAGGCAATGTTCTATTCGATTTTATTGTCTTTGGACTTGATACAGTATATAACTGTCCTTTTAGCTTGGTTGTTAGTGTCTTGTTGATACTAACTTCTTTTTTATTAAAGTTTATATCTTTCCAAGTTAAAGCAGTTGCTTCTCCTTGCCTTAAGCCTAGATAATATAGAACTTCAAAGAAAGTCTTGTAGTTAAACTCATCTATAACACTAATGAACTTCTGGAACTCTTCATAAGTAAAGAACTGCATCTCTTTCTTTATCTTGTTTACTTCTTTAAAGTTTTCTATAAAGTTAAGTATTGTATCACTTGTATTGTAATACTTTCTAGAATAACTAACTAATGTTCTTAATAAGTTCAATACTTTATTGCAATAGTTAACCGAGTATCCTTTAGTTTCTATGTATAACCTAAACTTATTATATGTAGATAAGTCTAGGTCGTTGATCTTGATATTTTTTATTGGTTCGAATACTTGGTATAAGTCTTTATACTTGTTTATCGTTTGTAGCTTTATTTGTTTAGACTTGTATTCTA